TGAACAGCCTGTCAGATACCGACCTGCTGAACAAGATTCTTTTTGATGCAGTCAAGGCGGGTGCAAGGGTGTTACGAGAAAGCACCAAACAGTCATTCAGGTCTGAAATGGGCAGTGTCGCAGAACATGTAAGTCGTTGGACAAATAAGCCATTTTCCGATGGTGTAATAATGTCAACCGACAAAGCATACAATGAAGCCAAGGTTTCCATTATGGGTGACCACAGGATGAAATGGTTTGAGATGGGTACACAAGACCGTTACACCAAAGGAAGAAAAATTGTCGGTTATTCGGGTACAAAACGCAACAAACTCCAAAGGGTAGGAAAAGGACATTGGACAGGCCGCATTGAGGGAAGAAATTTCTTCAGAAAGGCAAGGTCAAGCAGTGAAACAGCAATTGATGATGCAATCATACAGTCAATAAATAATGCATTAGAGAAACTGAACAAATGAAGAACTTTAAGGTAGGAAAAGAGTTGGTAAGTATCTTGCAGGGGTCAAGTGCCGTAACACAATCCTTGGGCAATAAAATTTTTCCTTTGGTTGCAGTGCCCAATACCACGTTCCCCTTTATGGTGTACCGTAGAAGTTACTACACACCTGAGAACAACAAGGACTACGAGGGCGAAAAGGTAGGTGTTGAAATGGTAATCTGTGCGACAAGGTATGAAGACGGTGTTGACATTGCAGACAAAGTCGCAACAGCAGTAAACCACGCAAGGACGAATATGATTGATGACATCAACATAACCAACATCAGTGAAAACTACGTAGAAGACACATTCACCCAACAGGTGAACATTGAAATAACATTGAAATAATAACACATAAAATAGTACTATTAAGATGAGTAAGATTCAAGGTGGCAACCTTATGCTTTTTATCAACGGAAAATCCATTGCTTATGCTACTTCACACACTCTTGAAATCAGCGGTGAGACCAAAGACACGAGCAACAAGGATGAAGGTGCAGGTGCATGGGCATCTGAGGAAGTCGGACTGTTATCATGGACTGCAACGACTGAAAACCTTTACAGTGAAGACGGTGAAGGCAATCTGTATGCAGACCTCTTTGATGCCATGATTGCCAAAACCCCAATTCCCGCAGTATTCAGTCTGAAATCGGCAGCTGATACTGTAGTTAATGTAACTGAGGGTGGATGGACACCAATTGCAGCCCCCAAGTATCAGGGCAATGTTGTTATCACATCGCTGTCACTTAATGCCCCAAATGGCGAATATGCTACATTTACCGCTAACTTCAGTGGTGTTGGCGCATTGACAAAAGTGGCTTCTTAACGGATGAGCAACACGAAACACACACAATCAAAAACATGGCAGTATCATCAAAAGGTATTGCCATTTTTTGCTTAACTAACATATTTATATAAAGATAAAAACCAAAAGAGATATGAAGACTATTAAGATTAACGGCAAGGACTACAAGGTGAAATACACCGTCAGAAGCCTTTTCATTTTTGAACAGATTACAGGCAAATCATTTGAAATCAAGACCCTGTTGGACAACTACGTATTTTTCTATTCAATGTTGTTGGCTTGCAATGCCGATGACGTATTGTCATGGGACGAATTTATTGACGCATTGGACGAAGACCCAACCATTCTGAAACAGATGAATGATGTGGTTGAGGAACAGCAGAAACAGTCAAAGGTGTTCAATCAGGAAGATGAAAAAGGCGAGGTAAAAAAAAACTGAGCGTAAGTGAACTGTACGCGATTCTGACACAACAGATGCATTACCCACCTGAATATGTCCTTGACAGAATGGAATGGTATGAAATCAATTCGGCAATGAAGTATCAGTACTATTCATATAAGGATGGGTGGGAACAGGCGAGGTTGATTGCGTATATGGTGGCACAGGTCAATTCTAAGCGCACCTTGAAGATGGATGACATATTGCCGTTCCCTTGGGAAAAGGAAGATGACGAAGAACACATCACTTCAATCACCAAGGAAGAGATTGAACAACTTAAAAAGGAGGCTGATGCCTACCTGAAGAATAAAAACAAAGAAACACGTTGATAATGGCTGATTATGTTGTAACCCTTACGGGAAAAGATAATTTAAGTAACACCGTCAAATCCGTTAAAAAGGAATTGGAAGGTGTCGGCAGCAGTGCCCAAAAGTTAGATAAAATAAGTGCCCAATTTGACAAGATAACCAAATCCTCAATGCCATTGAACAGACAGGTAAGGGAAACGTCAAAACTGTTGTCACAGATGAAATTTGACGGTGACTTCAATGCGGCACAGTTCCTTAAAATGGCACAGGAAGCAGGTAAAGCAAAAGATGCAGTTGGTGATACTCAGTCCATCATCAAGGCATTCGCTGACGATAATTTCGCGCTCAATTCAGTTGTTCAAGGTGTTCAAGGTATTGCCGCAGCAGGTTCAGTTGCAACAGGCACAATGGCTTTATTCGGTGTTGAAAATGAAAAGGCTGTTGTAGCCATACAGAAAGTGCAGGGCGCATTAGCCATACTGAACGGATTGCAGACGGTTTCAAACGTCTTGAACAAGGACAGTTATGTCAGCATCGCAAGAAAAGTTATCGGTTTAAAACTTCAAGCAGCAGCAACGAATCAGGCTACAGCAGCACAAACAAGACTTAACATCGCAGTACTCGCCAATCCTTATGTTGCAGCAGCGGCTGCACTTGCAGCACTTGCAGCAGCTGTTGTGTACTATGTTTCAAAAGCCAATGAAATGACTGAAGGGGAAAAGGGTATCAAAGAAGCAATGGAAGAATCTGCCAAAGCAATGAAAAAGGGAAATGAAGCATACAAGAATACCGAAATAGAATTAACCCAACTGAGAGCAACTGTTGACAAGTTCAGAGGTTCAAAGGAACAGGAAAAGAAACTCGTTGAAGAACTCAATAACAAGTATGGCAATTCAATCGGCAAGTACAAGGATTTGGACAGTTGGAAAAAGGCATTGGCGAACACTTCTTACTATTACTGTAAAGTGCTTCAAGCAGAAGCAAGACTACAGGCACTTAATGCAGCAGCATCAGAAGCATGGGTTGCGGCAATGGCAGGTGAAGACGTTGAAAAAAATATGGCGAAGTACAGGAAACTTCAAGACTTGGCAAATGACGCATTGGATGACGTTATGTTTTATAAGAATCAGTTGTCAATTTCTCAAAGGCTTAACACGGGTTACATCAGTACATCATCATCAAATTCAAACACAAAAACCACCACAAGAACATCAAAAAACAGTGGCAGTCAAAACACTACTACCACAGAAAAAGAAGAATTAGGTGTTTTGGGTAAACTGAACAAAGAGTTAAAGGATAAACAGACGTTATTGGATGCCGAAAACATATCATTAGCAAAACAACAACAACTGTTAGAAGAAATTGCTGAATTGCAGTCAAAAATCAAGAGAATACAAACTGCAAGGTCTAACGCAACTAATGGTACATTAAGCAGTGCCTTAGCACCTCAGAAACTGATGATAGAACCTGAAATAGACACAAAGAAATTGGAAACAGGTTTGGGACATCTTAAAACCGCATATGAAATTGCATTGGAAAGACAACAAGCATTCACGAAGAAAGCAGAAGATTTTTCTGATGTAGCAGGTGTATTGGGTTCAAACTTTTCAGCATTAGGTAATATCTTCAAGGAAGTTGGCGATTCTGCAACAGCAGGTATGATGCAATTGGTATCTGTTACTTTGCAGGGTGTTTCACAAGTTATACCGCAGGTAATGGCACTTATTGGTGTAAAACAGGGTGAAGCATTGGCAAGCGGTACAGCAAGTGCAGCAGCACTTCCATTCCCTGCAAACATTGGTGCTATTGCTTCAATAACAGCAACCATTCTTGCAACATTCGCTTCAATATTATCAACTGTGAACAGGTTTGAAAGTGGTGGCATCATCGGTGGTACATCCTACAGTGGTGACAAACTGTTGGCAAGGGTTAACAGTGGCGAAATGGTACTGAATAAACGTCAACAGTCCAACCTGTTCAATGCAATTAACAGTGGCAACATTGGCGGTGGTACTGTATCAACGGTTCAATTCAAGTTGAGGGGTGCAGACATATATGGAAGCATGAAGAACTACAAAGCAATAAAGAGTAAAACAGGATTAAAAGGAATATGATACTTCAAGGACAATTCAATGATATAGACGATAACCTTGTAACGGTTCAAATATCAAAATCTGACGGAGTTGACACTACGGTTACAATCGGTGAAAACGGTTTGTTTTTCGCAGGTGACCCCATTACCATTGAAACGGATTTGGAAAACACATTCAGTACCCTTATCCGTAAAAGTTGCACGATAAACCTGTTGACCAAACATTACATTGGTGACGCATTGTGGGCTGCAAACGCAAACAACATCAAGGTTGAAATATCCAAAGAAAACAATGTTATTTTCAATGGCTTCGTTGAACCCAACACCTATTCGCAGCCTTATGTGTCATTGGATGAATTCAGCATCAACTGCATTGACGCATTAAGTGCTTTGCAATATTACAACTATAAGGATGCAACACCTAATACCTATGACGGACTGAAACTGTTATCAGGTACAGCATCATTCAAAACGATGCTGATTGGGGCACTGACAACCGCATTGGGAAACAGTAACTTCAACGTCTACTATGATTGCAGCAAGGCAACAACGCAAGGCAGGGAACAGACCGTATTTGACGATTTGGGTATTTCAGAATCCTACATCTTCGGTGAAACCTATGATGATATTTGGACTCATGAAGATGTTGTCAGCGAAATAATGCAGTACCTTAATCTTCACATTATCCAACAGGGTAATGACTTCTATGTGTTTGATTGGAACACGCTTAAAAGCCGAAGAAACATTTGGTACAACATCAAAACAAATACATCGGCATATCTGCCAAACACAAAGAATGTGACCATTACAGGCGAAATGCACGGTGCTGACGATACCAACATAACAGTGTCTGAAGTCTATAATCAGATTTCGGTCACTTGCGACATGGAAAGCATTGATTCGGTTATCACTTCACCATTGGACAATGACAGCCTTACTTCACCATACACAGGCAAACAGCTA